TTTCCAAAGAGACTTGTATCGCATCATTGTTCTTCATACTCATTGCAATCTGGCCACCCTTCCAATGCTTCACTCCTCGATCACCAAGGGTGAAACTCCTGGACTTGAGCTTGCCCGTGATGGCAGTCGTTCCCGATTCGGAACTACTGCCCACAAATCGACCGCTGTCATCCGTGGTCGCTCCACTGCCCGTCAATTGATACCAGCCCGTGGGAGCGACTAAGAAAAGTTCGCGCCTCTGCGGGTTCGATCCAAATGGAAGTTCGACCATGTCGTCGATTTGGAATCCGCTTGGAAAATCGTAAATGCTTTCGAATGCATTATTTAAAATATTGAATACGAAAATTTTATTATTTGTGGTAGACGATCCGGTAGGAACTGCGAAATAGACTTTATTTTCATGCACCTTACTGACCGCACCGCTTGCCGCCGCAAGATTGACCTTTTTAAACTGGTCGTCAATTGATTCACTTAATGGTTTTGCTTCTCCGCTTACTTTTGAGATTGCCACACCAAGACCTTTTGCCGGGTCGAGTCCTTGTTGAAGAACCATAATTCCACGGTCGGATAAGAAATATATTTGCGGACCGCTGTTGACAATTGATCGACGAGACACACATCCAAACTCGCGTGTAATTTCAAACACTGAGGAACTGTCGATATTCGCAACGTCTGAGATTAAATGAATGGATCGCTCCATAAATATTAACAACTGGTTTTCCAAGTAGGGGTGAAAACCGACCAACTTGTCGGCGCTTCCCTTGTTAATTCGAAAAGTGCTGGTGGTTGCGAATTGGTTGTCGTCGATAATATCCGAAAAAGTAAGTGAATAATTCGAGTCGGATGGAAAGGGTACGACTATTCGATTACGAAAACTAAGTCCAAACTCAACCCTCGGCATGGCGGTTCCGGCTGATGGATTGCTTGCGGTTTCCGTTTTCAGTAAAAAGTCTTCTGATTGATTGCCCGACCATTCAAGTATCTGTTTTCCCGTACCGCGAAACAAAATCAACTTCGTGAACGACTGCAGAAGGGATGGATTGTCCGCTTCTGCCACTACTTCCCCGCCAGGATAATCAATGTCCACTCCGCTTGCCGTTGCCTCATTGTAAAGTATTAGCTTTGATTTTGTAGCAAATGCAAGATACTCGGTCCCGGTACTTGGGTCTTTGTAGGAAGTTGAAGCAAAGATTCGGTCGCCGCTGGCCCCGGTGGCATAAGTCAGGGTCACCGATCCCGCTTTGAATAATAATCCATCCCGCAAAGTAGCCGTATCCCCGTCGAAGACCAGGTTTTCGGAATTACTAACGAAGCCTTCCTTGAGAGTAGTTGGTTCAACAAACGAGTTTATCCCAAGGAATTGCCCATCCCCGTCCTCTAAAATCTGATCGTCCAATCTGCCGTAGCTTCGATACTTCATTTTTCATCCTTGATCGCTTGGTAGATTTTTATTCCGAGAAAAATAATCGTGAACAGTCCTGCGATTATTCCGATGTATTCATGCAGTTTGCCTGACATGGTGGCAAGCGTGCCGCCAATTCCGTAAATGGCAGTGCGGTCCATCATAAGACTACGTCCAGTAAAATAATGACTACGATGAGTCCTACGAAAATGGTGATCATTTTACCTCGTTTTGTTAGTGAATTGAATTTTTCTTTGAGTAGTTTAAGATTTTTCATTTTCTTGGCGGCGGTTTTACGAATGGATAACGGGTTTGGGCTTTCTTGGCTTCGTTGCGCGAGCAGGATTGAGCGGTCTTCTTTGCGATAAATATTGGAATTACTAGATAAGCTCCCAATCCAACGGCGGCTAAAATTAGCCAATTTTTTATAGTGGAAGTGAACTTATCGAATCCCGATGCATGTTCCCTCATCTTGGCATGAACAATTCCTTGCACATCGGCATGAGTAATTGCTTCTACAAGTTCTTCATTTTCATCAGTAAGCTCATAGATTTTTCCACCAGCATACCCAGCCCCTGCTCCCAATGCGGCTCCGCCTGGACCAGCTATCGAACCTACCGCCGCTCCTGAAATAGTCGCGGCGGGAGTTGCCAAGTTTCGCAACGAACAGGACGTAGCCAAGATGCAGAATAATAAAACAAGATAAATCATTCGCTGGGGATTGATGCAGGGTCTATCCATGTTGAATCAAAATCCACCAATTCCGAAGAGTCGAATTGTCCGTCGCATTTCCATTTCCCGCTGGTTTCGACAGGAAAAATGAACTTTCCATAATCCGAATGTTCTGAGTTTTCGACGGTTGAGGACAGAGCGTAGCCAGTGGTTCCCGCGTCATCGGGAATATTCAAAAAGGTTTTCATCTCTGATTCCTTAGAATTAAACTCGTCAGAATTATTAAGCAGTAAGTATTTCATGCTACGTATGGGGGCGATCCTTCACCCGATAAATCTTTGTAGGTTGGTTGATACGATGCAGTGCTTTGGCTCAAATGGTAGCCGTTTCCGCTTGAATCATTAGTGGTTGCGATGGAACCACCGTCAGACGGCGAAGTGTCCGCATCTCCCCCTCGGTAGTAAGCGACCAAGTTCGAACTGGCAACGGTAGTCAAATCCACTGGCGCAGACGTGATGGAAGAAATTTCGGAGGAACTTAGTGAGGCGTTCCATAGTGCCACTTCGTCATAAAGACCTGAAAAATTTGCAATGTTTTGTCTCAACTCTGCGCCTATTCTAAAGTCGGATGTACATTCCAGTGGCTGTGTCCCATGAGTTGATGAACCAATAGCACTACTGTGCATAACATCTTCCCGTGTGCCGTCTAGATAAAGCTGCCAACCCTGTCCATTACCAGTTGTGTTACCATCCGTGTCGGAGTGACCACTTGAGACAAAATTGAGCAAAATGTGATGCCAAGTATTAGCTGAAAATACATCATTATCAGTAAGTATTTTCGCCGTACCGTCCGACCATTTCAGTCTCCCGCTACTTGCGCATCCGAGGGTTCCATACTCCTTTGATGTGCCGTACCCAAGACCACCAATTATAGCGGCATTTGCAGAAGTGTACCCTAATTTGAACCAAGCTGATATTGCCTTGATGCCCGAAACACTACTCATATCACGACCAAGGTATCGCCATGAAAAACCCGATATGTCGCCGCTGTAACAATAGGCATTAGAATATGATCCACCACCTCCTCCTCCACCGCTTGGCGTGGAGATTCCCGCAAAGCTGGGTAATATTATGCTCATCTTAGCTTGCGGTGTCGCCTGCGAGAACGTATACGTCGGCCACACAACTGATCAAACTTACGACCGCATATTGACCAGCCGTTTTTGTGTGTGATTGGCGGTTGTATAAAGTGGAGCTACTGGTCGAAAAAGTTATTTGTCCACCCCCGTATTGAATCACAGTACAGGTGAAACCAAGTCCCAAATTGTTTGGAAGCGTTACCGTGATTGCAGAGCCGTTGGTAAACTTTACAATCTTTCCAAGGTCACTGGCAAGAAGCGTGTAGGATGTGCCTGTTTGCTCATTTACGCTTGCGTCGAAGTTACTCAGAGCATTTCCGCCCAAGTCAACTCCGCCGGCTGCTCCAACCGCAATTACATTGCTGTTGGCCGTACCCACAGTTTTCGTGGCGGCATCGCCAAGTCCGAGGTTGGTACGGGAGGTTCCGGCGTTTGCCACGTCGCTTAAATTATTGGATGCGACCAGGTCGCCCTGTGGGGCCGCCGCCACTAGATTTGTGACAGTAATCTTTTTTGTTTCTGCGGAGCCGCTCGGTGCGTCCACAATCGCCAAAATGTCGGCTCCGGCAGGAGTGGCTGAAAGCTCAGTAAGTTCGGTTATCTTTTTGTTCGTACTCATTTATTGTCAGGTTTGAATTTGTTCGGAGGCTTCCGTCAGAAATATTTCATTTGCTTCGGTTGCCAAAAGTGGTGCTATGTTGATTGCAAGAAATTCACCCGCTTCGGTGATTAAAAATTGATTCGCTTCGGTGAGAATGACGTTGGTGGGCGTGACCGCGCCCGAACGTCTTGCGTTCTTTCCAATTCCAAGCGTTAGATCGAGTGAGATCATTATTACATCTTATACGCAATTACTGCGCCGGAGGTGAGTTGGATGCCTGTGATTCTGCCGTATATCGTCGTATTTGCGGTAAGGGTGGTTGCATCCTGCCCCGTGCAGAGATCGGCTATGTTGTCGATGTTGCTAGTTAAGCTGGCAAGCACGGTGTCTTCGGTTGCCACGATTGCAAAAAAATCGCCCGTTACTGATCCTGTTCCGTTTATGTATTGCCCGCCGTTAAGACCGAGTCCTCTGTATTCGTTTGCCATGATATTTATTTTCCTATGGGTGAAGTGGTTTGATAAGTAATGTATTGTATGGGTGAAGTCTGACCTTGTTGACGTTCCAATAAATCCAACGCCGCAAGAATGACTGCTTCGGCTTCGTTTTTTACAGCCGCCGATTTTTCCAGTTGACCGTTTGCGGTTAGCATGTCGGCAAACGCCCCTAATATTGCGTATTCCGATAAAAAGTATGGATAATTTTCACCCGCTGAATAACCGGGATAAGGAATTCTGAAAAGCACGTAAACGGGAGCCGTGCTTGCTCGGTCAACCAGTATTGCCTGACCGAAGTCTGAGGTTGACGCGGATGAATGTTCAACTCGATAAGCAAGCTCGTTGGCAAATCCCATTTCATAGGGATCGTTTTCAGTAATGCGTAATACTTCGGCTATTGTGTTACCGAATTCAAGTACGCTTATAATTGTGGCAGTTGCGGTTGCACCGCTTCCCGAACCGCCAGTGATTGAGACAGTAGGCGCGGAAGTATAGCCCGTGCCGGGATTCGTAACGGCGGCTCCATTTACTCGATTGTCCGAGTCCGTTGTAAGCGTGGCGGCGGCGCTTGATCCGCCCCCACCCGAAAATGAAGCCGTTGGTGTTCCAGTATATCCGCTCCCGCCATTTGTAATGTTTACGTTTCTAACTTGAACGTCGGGAATCTTTTGCTCGAAACGAACCGCTTCGGGCCACTTTGCGCGTTCCCATCCCAACCGACCAAAACGGTTGAAACTGCGAATCGCGGCATTTGTTTCTGAAGTCAATAATGTATCAATACCCGCCATTGAAGCGAGATTTGTAACCATGTCATTGACCGCAACTGTTCTCATTTGAATGAAGGCTTGGAAAATGTTTTTCCACTAAAGGATTTATTATTGAATGATTTTGCGCGAAAGCTCGGATTGTCACGGAAGAACTCATCGGTGAACGACTTATCCCCCCAGCATCCGCGATGAGATTGATGCCAACGGAAATATTCACGAGCCGGAATTGTGCCTTTCAGTTGTCCTATACCGTCAGCTTTCGCCACCCCCATCTCATTGTTTTCTTTTCGAACCATTGCCTCACGCATGGCGGCTTCGTGCTGTTCCATGTCCACTTCGTAGCGCAAATAACGATCCAAGTTCTTCATGAACTTCGAACCGTTTCCCTTTCCTTGATCCTTCCACTTAGGTAAGAATATTTCCGCCATAATAAAATGTAAGGTTTCGGGTTGCCCCCCCGAAGGGGGGCTAGACCCAAAACAATTTAAGCTTTATGCAAACCGTCCAAGATCAAAGGTGCGAAGACCAATGACAACTTTCCCTGCTGTCAAATCTCCGGTCGTTCCTCCGAACTTGTAATATACCAATGCATCGCTTTGTGTAAGTCCTACGGGTAACGATCCACCAGCGATGGTCGTATTTCCTGCGGACTGCACGAATGATTCACCTGTGTTTGCAACTGGAGCAGACATTGCGTCCACATCAAGTGCATCGATGAACTCGTCGGGATCACTAAGAGTGGTTCCAACGTTAAGCGTAATATCGGTTGCTCCAGTAAGAGCTTCAGCTTCGAAAACCATTGCCACATCCACTCCGCCACCAGCGGGTATTGTTGCAAATGCAGTAGCAGTTGTTCCTGCGGATTTGATGTCTTCGAAGTCGAGCGTGATAATGTCGGTGAAATCACCAACAAGTTCGTTATTAGTTAACTGTCCCATTTTGTAAGTCTCCTTATTGTTAAGAATTAGTTAAAGAAGCCGTGTGCTTTAGGACTATGGACTGCAAGTCCAGCGATTACATCACAAAAACCTCTGCGGCCTCCTCCTTGATTCTCAAGCTCTGAGTTGGACTCGGCTTTAAGAGTGTGAATAGCAACATACTCAGGATCAATGAGAAGTCCTGCGTCCTTGTCTATCGTAGCCGAGCCACTGGTGCGCAAAAGCAGGGTCGATGCGATTATATTTATAACCCCAAAATCTCCCTCATAAACGCTGACTGATAAGGTTATTTTCTTGCTCTCTGCGGGTTGAGTGACTTGATATGCAAATCCTGCTCCACCTGCTTGACGTGAAAAATCACTGATTTCTCTTTTCAATTGCGGTCCGGCAATAAGAGTAAGCTGACCACCTGGCATTCCGTTGGCTTCGTAAAGTTCTTGAAGAACACTGTTGAAGGTTGATTCAGTTTGAGTGCCTGTTGTGTCATTGGCTACATTTTGAGCAAACGCTGGAATGTCTGATGGTTGACCGCCTACTCCGAGGAACTTGAACATTCCGCGAGTTTTGTAAGGTGCGCCTGCTCCGCTGTCAGCTTGACGATCTTGGGACGAGCAGAATGCGGCTTCCATGTCTCGTTTAATTTCTCTGACTGCTTTACTTTCGGCGTTTGCGAACTCACTTGCGACACCAGCGGTATCCACGATTTCTTGTATATCCGAAACAGCGTAAGTTCTGCGGAACTTCTGCACATAATTCCCGATACGCGCCCTATTTGCGGCTTTATTGTCGAAGCTTTGAACATCTTCACCTTCATTAACTCCGTCGAAGGTTGCGGTTGATAAGTCATCAACTTGGACTTCGAAGAAAGTTCCCGAAGCGGTGGCTTTGTTTGCCAATGAAGTCAATGGCGTTGACTCAGGTTCTAAGATCGTAAGAATATCTGTCAAATCCTCGCGATTACCTGCTACGTTGTACGATGCGGCTTGTGGCATTTTAGTTTATCTCCTTGATAATTTTTAGATTGTTATCTC